GGCCTGCTCCGCCAACTGGCGGCCAAAGCGCCAGTCTTGGAACTGCCAGGCACTGCCGGCGCCGAGCAGCACCAGTGCGGCCGCGCCGATCACTCGCCACGGCACGACCATCACGGCACGTCCTTGAAAAAGACGTGGCCGCCGAGCAACAGCGTTCGCTTCGCCTTCGCCGCCCACCCGGGCGCGGTCTTCATGCTGAGCGCGTAGTAGTGCGTGGCGCCGCCGGTAGGATCCGGCACTTTGCCGTCGATCACCTGGTCGGCAGCGATCCGACACTGCGCCAGTTCGCGGAACGGGATCTCCCGCGCGCCACTCAGAAATGGATAGTTCGGGTCACCCTTGTTCCAGCAGCTGAACTGGTACGGCTTCTGGCACACGCCTGCGTACCCCTCACCCCACCACGAATTGGTCTTGCCGTCGAACACCCGGTTGCGAATCGTCCAGGCTACGGCAATCTTGCCGGCCGGCGATTCGCCGCGCGCCTCGCCCCATAGCGTACGCGCAAGGATGTCCCGATCTCGTTCGGTAACAGTCATCAGTTTTCTCCAGACAAAAAAATACCCGCTCGATGGCGGGTGTTCGATTGATGCTTTTTTCAGAACTCGTCGGGGGCCCGCGACATTGGCGCTGCCTCGATAATCGGGATGGTCGGTTCAGCCGGCCATGCTGGCGAAGTCGGCCAGGTTGGCAGGCCCGGCACCTTGCCCAAGGAAAACTTGTACCCCTTCCACGCCTTGAGGCTGGTGATCAGCGTGGCCTGCTCAGCCTCATCGTCCGCCGTTGCCTCGCCTGCATCGATGCCATACCCCAGAGTGTCGACACGGTCCTGAATTCTTGCGATTTGCGCAGCGGCTCGAGTGTTGCGTACGCCAAGCTCAGATTTCACTTCAGCCAGATGTGCAGCGGACAGCGCTGCCGCCTTCATCTGTGCCGTGACCAGTTGCGACCAATCGACGCTTCCCTGCTGCGGGGGCCATTCGAGGGGAGCCGGCGCTGGCCCCGTTTCATCGGGCTCGAGCGGCAAGGGTCGGGGAAAGACGACCTCGCCGTCCGGCACGCTCAGCAGCGGCGCCGGGAAAGCCTGCTCCGGGCTGTAATTGCTCGGGTTCGGCAGCAACAAGGTCAGCCTGAGTTGACCGGCCTTCCTTTCGACATCGCCGACGATCCATTCGGAATCAATCGCCCCGCGCGGCAGCGTGTCGCCTTCGCCCACGCCTGAAAAGTCGAACGACTGTCCGTTCAGCACCATGGTGTCGCCGCGACGCTCCGCATGCAGCGAGTCGTCACGCCGCTGCGGGATCAGCAAAATATCCATCAGAACCACCTCCCAACAACAAGAAATCGCATGTTGAACGTCTGAGCCGTCGCGCCGTTACGGATGACGACATTGATTGAATTGGTGCCGTTCGGAATCGCGTTCGTCACGCCGTAATGGTCGTTCGAGCTGTTCGGGCCGGCGGTTGCCGAGATGTTGAACTGAGCATTGGCAAAAGCGATTGGGAGCGTGAGCGTGACCACCGTACCCACGTTGTTCGCACCGATAACGCCAGTTGGGATGGACGCCGCCCCGCTCCAACAGATGAGCGTGCCATCGGCAAACTTCACCCATTCGCCACCAGCATTCGATTTGCGCTCAATGATTGATCCCGTAGGAAGACCACCAGACTGAGAGACGGTGCCCACCAGGTCTGCGGTGGCGGTGTACTTCAACCCCAGCGCTGTACGCGCATCACCGGCGGAAGTAGCGCCTGTACCACCCTGAGCGATAGATAATGCGGTGGTGAGGCCGAGCAACGACGTAATGTCTTCGTTTGCGCCCTTTTTGGCCCGGGCGTTCATGCTCGCCTGCAGCTTGCCAAAGGCAGCTAGGATCGAGTCCGTGGCTACAACCGCTGTGGCGGAGGGCATCGAGAAACCATCGAGCACCACAGCCAATACGCCGGCATTGGAGAGATATTTGTTGGTCGCGCCCTCCGGAAGGCCATCAGTGTCGGTCAGATCGAGAGAGTCCCGAACACCGGCCAGCGTGGCGACCGTGCCGAGCACGGCCATCACCCCGCCATACTGGTTGACGAGTGACCTTAACGCGTCTGCTGAGGCTTTGACGTAGCCCTGCATGGGGGCCAACGCATAGGTGCCTGCGGGATCGGTCACTCCCTGGTAGCTCGGATAAATCGACATCGATGTATCGCTAGCCAGGTTGATGACTTCGTACCAGCGCCCGTCCGGCCCTCGAAAGGCATCGCCCGTCCTGCTGTTGGAAATGAATGCAGTGCTGTTCCCGGCTACCACATTGGAATTTTGGACGACAGAAACCGTCCCGGCTTTGTACCAGGGCATCGATTTTTCTCCAGAAAGTGTTTGAGTCAGGCCAGCAATTTGGCGCAGAGGAACGGCCGGTGACCTTGGTCAATCCAGGCATTGAAGGCGAGGCTGTACGTCATGATCCGACTGTTCGCGTAATCCACCCCAAGAGCACAACCGCCACCGGATCCTTCGTTGTGGCAGTTCATCGTGAAAGGGTTCAGCGACACATACTCACCCGCCCCCAGACTTTTGTTGATGCCCCAAAAGTACCTTCGCCCTACCGATAGCTGCTCCATACCGAGATAAGTCCAGTTACCAGCAGCGAACGTCACCACCACTGCCGGCGCTCCGCTGTCATAGACAAGCGCTGCGTTTTGGTCCCACAGGCGCAACCCGTAAGATGCCGTTCCCATCGAGGCCCAGGCAGCAACAAAATACTGCCCGCTTAAGGTGGAGTTTACGTTCGATGCCTTCATCGAGAATCCGGTCCAGTTTCCCGGGCCACCCGCAAACCAGACTGATATCGGTACCTGAATGCCGCCAGATTGATCCGGCCTTATGAAGACCAGCGGCGGGTCCTGACTCGTAATTGCTCTGGCAAAGGCCGCCGTCGCGGTATCCACCCCCGAGTAAGCTCCCTTCGTCAGCATGCAAAGCCTGGGCGCATCGGAATCGATTTGCACAAATGAATTGTCATTGATGCTTTGAAAGCCATAGCTCATGTGGCGTACCTGATGGCGTAAGCCTTGGCGACAATCCGACTGGCAACAGTGGTTGCACTTGCGGACGGATTCTTGTTCCTGACGACAACCTGACCGGCCGATGGCGTGACATAGGGGTACGACTTGCTATTCCCTAAACCATCCGTTTCCGATGACTGCACATCCTGAATCCGGGTCGGGATGATCATGAACACGCAGTTCGCCGGGTTGAAGCCAGGAATGTTGAAGGTGTAAATGGTGGCGGCGCCACTGAAGTCGATCACACCCTGCCATAGCACCTGGTAAGTGAAGCTGTTCGTGTCCATGGCGAGCCGGCCGCTCTCGTCAAATACACGCAAGCCAAATAGAGCCATTTATTACCCCAGATAACCAAGACGGACGCGCAACACGTTGTTGGCGTCGTAGACCGAGACGTTCAGTGAGTTGATCACCAGCCGGCCCTGCCCTGGGACGATGCCGTTGATTTCCAACGTGCCGTCCTTGTTCAGGATCCAGCCCTGCAGGCCGGCGATGTAGTTAGTGGAACTGATGTAGTTGCCGATCTTGGCGTTGGTGATGGTGCCGTCGGCGATGAACGCCGAGTTCAGGAACGTCTGCCCACCCTGAACCGCGAACGGAACCGCAATGGCCCCGCCCGCGATTGTGTTGACGATGGCGAACCGATCGGCGCTGACCAGAAACTGGCTTTGAAGAACGCCGCTGCTGTTTTCAATCCCCAGCCCAATGCCTGCGGCGATGTACTGCCCCGTCCCGGAGTTGTACTGCATCTTCACCGACCAGCTCGCCGTGACCTTCCCGTTCACGTCGTTGATGATTGAGCTGTTCTGCTCGATCGCGGTCTGCTGCTGCCCGACCTTCGTGCTCAGTTGGGTGAGCTGCTGGGCGGTAGCCTGCTCGTTGGTAACCACCACTTCCTCGAGCAGCGTGATGTTCGCCGAGTTTTCTGCAATCTTGGCGTCGAAGGTAGTTATTCTCCGGGCAGAAGCTTTGGTTTCCGAAGCCCTGACCCGACTCTCTTCGGCAATACTGGCGGTGCTGGTCCACCCTTTCAAAGCGTCCGCCAGTTCGCCCTCTCCGTCGTCATCTCGATAGGCCGCCCGCAACGCTTCAAATGCCGTAGCCTGGGCGGTAACCGCTCCGTCGAGCTCAACGATATCGGCGGTGTTGGTCGCTACCTGTTGAGCCAGGCCATTTGCTGTTTCCACGGTTTGACCCACATCGAGCCAATACGCAGGATTCGGCGGTGGAGTGTCGACAGGTACGGGGCCGGTAGCTTGATAGATGCGCTTGCCGACGACTACAAGGTCGAACTCGACATAGGTGGCGTCTGGGTCATACCCCTTGAGCCCATCCAGCGCATCGATCTGTGCCTGCAACCCCGGGATCTTGTCGATTTCGTCGAGGATGTCCTGCCCCAGCTCCGTGCGGCCAATCTCGCCGGCGATCATTTCCAGAATGGCAGCGGCGTCTGCACTCGACTGACCTTGAACACCCGTGCCAATCGGGAACCACGGCCCGATGTTGCCAATCTTGTCGACGATCCGTCCCCAGAAATAGAACGTCACGCCGGCGCGCAGACCGAGCATCGAGAAATCACTCTGCGGGTACGCGAGGTCAGTCAGTTTGGTAGCGGCGTCCAGTTCCGTGGTCGGGCCGTACCAGATCTCCGTCCGCTGGCTGTCCTCGGCGCCGGCCGGGAATCCCCACTTGAGGTAGATGCCGAACAACAGCGGCGTGGCCGTCAGATAACTCAGCGCCGGCGGCAACCCCTGCTTACCACTGAGGTTGGTCAGGATCGAATTGCGCCAGATCGAAGTGATGTCGTACGCACTCACCGCGCGAACGCGGGCCACGTAGGCACCGGCGTAGATCCCGACCACGTCCACATTGGTCATGCCGGTACGCTGCAGCTTGATCCAGTTACCGCTGTCCTTGCGCCACTCCACGTCATAGCCGACTGCGCCATCCACGGCAGGCCAACTGATGGTCATGGTGGCCACGGCAAGCCCCTGCACCACCGAGGACGTCGACGCGACGGTCACGCTGGCCGGCGCCGGTACCACGGTGATCGGAATCACGCTGATCGGCCGTTCTTCCAGGCGTGCGCCGGTGTCGATGTGCGCGAACTTGCTCGGCTCGAACTGCAGGGCAGTGAATTCGTAGTCGCCTTCAGTTGTGCGCTTCCGGCGAAGCACCCGGTAAAGCGGAATAGCCAGATCATCGGCATCGAGCGCCCATTGCAATTGCGCAATCGGTGGTTCGCTATAGGCGACGGTAACGGTCACAGCTCGGCCGCTGACGCTTTGCACGGTGCGCCCCTCAGCTCGCCCGCCTGGCAGGTTGATGATCAGCCGGTCACCCGCCTTGGCTTGGGTGTCACGGTCGAGCGTCACTACACGGCCGGCCGCCGACGAGATCCGCCCACCAACTTCCCGCCCAGCCAACAGCGAATCAGCCACCGGAATAATGAATCCAGGCAGAGCAACCGAACCCTCCATACCGGTCTTGAACGACACGGTGCGGTCCTGGTTATTGCTGAGAATCGCCCACTTGCCACGGCGCTGCGCCTCGGATGGTCTGGTGCAGCCGATGGCACTCAGCTCGGTCGGCCTGTCGCCGTAGCGCCGCTGCAGATCCAAGTCGGCGAATGGAATGACGTCAGTGTCGTAGTTGTTCGCCGGGTTGTCATAGCTGACCAGCGCACGGGTGTAACGGGTCTTTGCAGACGCGCTACCGTACGAGAACTTCCCGTCGATAACATTGGCACGGGTGAAAACGTAGTCGATATCTTGCGCGCGCGGCATATCGGCCTGCATCACCAACTGGCCTTCAGCCCAGTAGGTCATGCCCCGATAGATCGCGGAGATATCGCGCAGCAGCGACCATGCATCGGCTTTTCCCTGCAGGTTCATGTCGCAGAGAAATCGCGGCTCCTGAGCGCCAAGCCCATCCGGAACCAATTGGTCGCAATATTGAGCGATCCGGTACAGCTCCCACTTGTCGACCATGAACGGCTTGATGCGCTTGCCCAGGCCGAAACGTTCTTCGGTGCAGATGCCGTAAGTGATCCACGCCGGATTATTAGTCCAGGCCGACTTCATCGAGCCGTCCCACGTCCCGGTATAGGTGCGCAGGATCGGGTCGTAGTTGCTCGGCACCATCCAGCGCCGGGCCTTGCACTTCACCGTCACGGCCGGGATGTTGGTGAACTGCTCGGCGTCGAATTCGATGTAGAGCAGCGCGGTGTTCGGGTAGCGCAGTTTGGCGTCGATCACCTCGGTGTAGCCGGCCACCAACATGGTGTCTGCGATCTTGTTACTGTTCTGGTTCGGCGTCAGGCGGCGCACGCGGATCTGCCAGCCCG